GGGGAGTGTTTTTACGCAAGAAAAAAACAATACGAAAGGAAACCATCATGGCAAAATTATCCAAGACGAAAACGAAACCCGAGAACCCCCTTCCGGTTGATCCCGGCGCGGACGTGCCCACGCTGGAAGAGAGCGGGGGAGCAGGGGAGCAGGGGGGGCTCGTGTCAAGCATTTTGGCCGATGTGCCCTACAGCCAGATCAAGCGCCTGGCCTCGGCGGTCGGCCGCGTGCTGGGCGACCACCCGCTGACGACCGCCGTCCAGGAGGTCGAGCGGGAAAACCAGCCCGAGCCGCGCGGCCGCCAGACGACGGCCCCGGTCTGCCCGATTCACAACAAGCCGATGGTTGCGCAGAAAACCGAGCAGTTTTTCACGCGGTATGCCTGCCCCGCCGCCGGATGCACCGAGCGCCGCAAGCAGCCCCGCCCGATGAAGCGACATGCGGGTCGCCCTGAGCCCGACTTCTCCGCCCGGTAGTATTTCGCACGAAATAATCCAACATCACGCGGTTCAGGTAACCCCCAAGATAGCCTGGCATTTCCGCGCATCGATCCTAGCCAACTCGGGATTTTCTAAGTTGGGGTCGGTACTGTCCGTAAAGAGTCGCTGCCAAGAGATACGTTCCTTTCCTGGCAGGCTTGGGCCACGCCAGGTAACAACCCACCCCGCATGAGAGCGGCTCAAAGTCACGTCACCGCAATCGACCATGCGCTGGGGTGGTCGGACGTGCAAAAGGAAAAGCCGCTCACGGAAACCCAAAAGCAGGTTTTGGAGCTTATCAGGGAGGCGGGACCGATCATGGGCAAGCAAATATGCCAACGGATCGGGGGAAACGGATCTTCCCTTCGCACACACATCATTCCTGCTCTGAAACCCCACGGCGTTCGGTCAAGCGGGACCGGCTACTACATCGAGTAGGATGCCGCGCGGCATCTGCGCGACATTTGCGCGGCATATCCAGCATAGACCCGGTGGCGATCCGTGCTATCCTGCCAGCATGGAAAGTCACTCGCAGACACCGCCCGGCAACTCGCCGCCTGACCGCCTGCTACTCGACGTGGCGGCCGTCGCGCGGCTCCTTTCTGTCTCCCCTCGCACCGTGTGGCGCATCCGCGCGCGTGGCTCTCTGCCCGCCCGCAAGGTCGAGGGGTGTGTCCGGTTCCACGTCAAGGACGTGCGCAAATATGCCGACGGATTGGAGGCCAGCTAGATGCAGCACAGCCCGACGGAGCGGGAATGCGAACGGTGTACGATCATCGACAGGCTTCGCTCGCAGGGTGTGGGGGCCGCGGTCGCTATTGCTGCCGCAGACCTCTGGCTCCGGGCCGGCAGGGAACCTGGCGAAATCCGGGTCAAGCCCCTCGACCTGGCGCAGCCATACGGCGACAACCCCAAGAGCGCGAGAGATTGGCTCTGTTCAATGGCAGAACTCGGGCTGATTGATATTATCAGCCGGCCGGGACCGGGGAGCAGGGACCCATGGCAGATCCATGTCTACTATCCATCCGTTGGAGAGGCCGAAAAAAACCCACGCCGAGAGTCAAAGGGGGATTTCCCCCTTTTCGATCGGGCGAAAGGGGGAAATCCCCCTTTGAAAGACGCGGACCTCATCCTCGAACGCGACAAAATACAGTAAAAGCGGATCGGTCGGGGTTTCCATGGTTACACGTGACGGGGTGGTGACGGATTGGCAATAAGGGATTTCTACCCGATGCGGGCGAACGTGTCAAACGGTTTGGGTGTTTTCTTGACACCCAAACATTGGGCATTGTCTCTAGAAACCGGGCCAATCCGGCGGCTATCGTAAGAGCATGGCTCACACCAACCAGCAGATGCTGGACCTCTTCGACGCCGCGATCACCAATCGGTTCACCGCCGATCTGGTCGAGCAATACAGCGAGCAGGCCATCAACAACGTCAAGATGATGTCGGCCGATCAGCTCCTCAAGTGGCGCGAATACTACGCCGAAAAGGTCGCCGTCGAAACCGGCGCCACCGGCGCCCCCGCCTTCTTTCTTGCGGAACCCTTCGACGAATAAAATGAGCATCCGCGCCGGCATCCAGAAACTGACCGACGGCCTCCGCGATCTCCTGGGCGGCCCGCAAAGCGCCGAGCCCTACCGCGGCGGCGAGATCAATCGGCTCAATAAGAAGTGGCAGCCGGATAAGCTCAGCGGCGATGCGGCGATCAATCTCAACTGGGACCTGCTGACGCGCCGAATCCGCGACCTGGGGCGCAACGACCCGGCGCTAATCGCGCTGAAGCGTGCGCAGGTCGACCACGTCGTCGGCGACGGGATCGGCACCACGGCCGCCGTGATGGTCGGCGACGAACTCGACGACGAATTTAACACGTCCGCCGATGATGAGTTCGAGTGGTGGAGCGAAAACGAGGCCGACGTGGCCGGCCAGCTCGGCTGGCCCGACATCCAGCGGCAATTCTTTGACCAGATGCTCGAAACGGGCGAGGCCCTCTTGTTGGAGTGTACTCGCGGCGACCCAGAGCGGCAGATGCCGCTGTGCTACCAGCCGCTCGAGGCCGAGCAGATCGACCAGAACAAGGACCAGCCACCCCGCGACGGGCAGAACGAAATCATCCGGGGCGTCGAGGTCGACCGCTGGAAAATGCCCGTTGCCTACTGGCTGTTCGACGTCCACCCGGGCGACTACCACAACTTCCAGACGCAATCCGTCCGCGTCGACGCCCGGCGCGTGATCCACGTCACCCTGCCCGGGCGACCGAGCCAGGTCCGTGGTGCGAGCCTCTACAATTCAATCACGCTGACGGCCAAAGACCTTGACAACTACCTAGGCAACGAATTGACGGCGAGTAATCTCGGGTCGCTCTTTACGCTGATCCACAAGACCCAGCACCCGGGAATGGGCATGGGATTCGTCGGCGACGGGACCGAGACCAGCGACACCGACGACGCCGGCAACCAAAAAGTCCGGCTCGGCCGAGGGATCGTCTGCCAGGTCGACCAGAAGGACTCGGTCGAGGCCTTCGAGCCAAAGCGCCCCAACCGCGACGCCCGCGTCTTCACCGACCTAATGCTCTTACTGTTGGCGATGGGCGGCAATGTCAGTCCGTACCGTCTCACCAGAGATTACTCGGGGACGACTTACGTGGCCGCCCGCGCCGCCCATCTCGACGACCGGGCCGCCTTCCGGCCGATCCAGGGCTACTTGGCCCGGACCCTCTGTCTGCCCGTCCGGCGCCGCTGGACCAAGCTGGCCGTCGCCGGCGGCATTTTGCGGAGCGTCTCCGCCCAGCAGTTTTTGCGCCAGCAGCGGCGATGGCAGCGGGTCAAAATTGTTACGCCGGCCTACGAGCAGATCGATCCCGAGAAGGAAACCGACGCCGACATTGCAGCGATCGGGGCCGGACTCACCACGCAGGAAGACGTGTGCGCACGGCGCGGCAAGAAGGACTGGCGCCGGGTGATCCTCCAGCGAAAGCGCGAAATCGCTTTCGCTGCGAAGCAAGGGGTCGAGCTGAACTACGACCGCCCGAGCACGCCGGCCAAGCCGAGGGCGTCCGACGACGCGGAGAGCAGGGGAGCAGGGGAGCAGGGGAGCAGAAAATGACCAAAAAACACCAGATCCGCCACGTGATTTCCGCCGTCCATGAAACGCCGTGGGCGATCACTCCCGAGATGCTCGATACGATCGGCGATCTGATCGAGCGCCGTGCGGAGGGACACCTCAGCGAGGCGGAAATCGAGGAGCGGATGCAGGGCGTCCGCCGGCGCTACCTCGTCGAAGAGGAAGAAGAGCGGCCGTACCAGGTCCACGACGGCGTGGCTGTGATCCCGCTCTACGGTGTCTTGGGCCCTCGCATGAATCTTATGATGCGATACTCGGGCGGCACAAGCAGTCAGGAGTTTGCCGCCGCCGTCGATCAGGCGATCGAAGACAACGAGGTCCGGGCGATTGTCTTGGACATCGACAGCCCCGGAGGCAGCGTGCTCGGGACGCCCGAGGCCGCCGAAAGGGTCCACCTGGCCGCCCAGAAAAAAACCGTCGTTGCCGTCGGAACGGGCATGATGTGTTCGGCCGCGTATTATATCGGGGCAGCGGCCGGCCAGGTCGTCTGCACCCGCTCGACGAAGACCGCATCTATCGGTGTCCTGTCCCTGCACAGCGACTACTCGGCGATGGAGACCACCGCCGGCATCCGCCGGACGGTGATCCGGGCCGGCTCGAAAAAGGTCCGAGCGAATCCGCACGAGACCCTCAACGACGAGGGCCGGGCGACGCTGCAACAACAGGCGAACGACTATTACGACATGTTCGTCACCGATGTGGCCCGCTACCGCGGCGTCTCGGTGGAGACCGTGTTGGCGGAGTTTGGCGCGGGCGAGCCGATGCTCGCGGCCAAAGCCCAGACCGCCGGCGTGATCGACCGGATCGGGACCCTCAGCGAAATCATCGCGGAGCTAGGCCAGGACCAGCCCGCCCCACAAGCAAGCACTTCACTCCCACAGGAGACCAACATGAACGAACTCATGACAGCACTTCGCCGGCGGAATCTGATTTCAGACGGCGACAACAAACAAGCCGCCCTGGCGGCCGTCCGCGGCTGGTACGCCGCCCGCAAGGAGGACGTGCCCACGGGCGAGGACGATCAGATCGACGCCGAGCAGGTCGTCAAGGACCTGGAGGCGGCCGATCAAACCGAGCCCGAGAAGCCGGCCCCGCCCGCTCCGCAGGGAGCAGGGGAGCAGGAGAACAGGGGAGCAGGGGAAGAAACCCCGGCCCCCCAACCCCAAACCGAAACCCAAACGCCCGACCAGATCGCCGCCGCCGAGCGGTACCGGATCGGCGAGATCCAGGCAATCGGCGAGATGTTCGGTCTCGACGAGTCCGCGATCGACGCGGCCGTCGACGGCGGGACCACCGTCGAGGCGTTCATCCAGGAGGCCCGAAAGACCATGCCAAAAAACAACGGACCCGTCGGCCGGATCGAAGGCGGCCAAGCCAGCGAGGACAAGTTCCGCGCGTACGCCGTCGAGGCCCTGGCCCGACGCGGCGGAATCGACCTCGAAGGCGACCAGTCGCAGGGCGCCAGCGAATTGCAGTACATGTCGCTGTTGGACATCGGCCGCCGCAGCCTCCAGGTTGGCGGCTGCCGCGACATCACCGGCATGAACGACCAAATCGCCAAGGCTATCCTCGGCGATCGCGAGGCCATGCACGAGATCGGCGCGGCCGACCGGCCGATGCACGGCCCGGGCTCGTTTCCCAACATTCTCTCCGGCCTGGCCAGCCAGGTCCTCGAGGCCGCGCCCCGCTACGCCGATACCACCTTCCAATTCTGGGCGAACAAGCGGCCGAGCGTCCCGGACCGCCGGCCGCAGACCCTGATCCGCTTCGGCGAATTCGGGGAGCTGCCGGAGCACGTGGACGGTGACGACTTTGAACAATCGACCTTCGAGGAGGATTACTCCTGGATCCAAGCGGCGGAGTACGCCGACAAGTTCGGCCTGACTCCGATGATGATCGAACACGACGATCTCGGCGCGTTCATGGACGCGATGCAGGACAAACAGAACGCCCACGACGCCACCCTCAACCGCCTCTGCCTCGATCTGCTGACCGGCAACGGCGCGTGTGCCGACGGCGTGGCCTTGTTCCACACGGCCAGCCACGGCAACGATATTGCGGCCGGCAGCGGCGCCGTCCCCGGCAGCGCGCAGCTTTCCGCGATGCGGCTCTTGCTCCGTCGCCAGACGGGCATCGGCGGCCTGCGGAAAATAAACCAGACCGTCCACGGGATACTGATCCCCGAAGACCTCGAAACGACCACGGAGCAACTGCTCAACACCAACGTCCGTGTCCTGCCGACGACGACCGCCACCGGCGAGATCTGGCGGGGACGCGTCAAGTGGTGGGTCGAGCCGATGCTGGCGGCCTACTCGGCGGCCATGTGGTACGCCTTCGCCGACCCGGCCCGGGCCCGCTCGATCGTCTACGCCTACCAGCGAGGCTACGAGAACATGCGGACCGAGAACTACTACGATCCCAGCAACGAATGCCGCTGGTGGAAGTACAAGGGCCGCTTCGCCGCCGGCATCAACAACTACCGCGGCGTCTGCCGCAACGCCGGGGCGTAGAAGAGTGGGACGGGATGACCCCGTCCAAACAACCTGACCAAAATCCTGACCCGAGTCGGGCAACCTGACCCCGTTTTTTAGGGAGACATCTCACGATGAACACCGCAATCAAAAACTTCTGGTTCTTGGGCGATGAAAACCCGCCCGTCGTCGGGGCTGCCGACGGCTCGGCCTGGCGATCGAAGATCACCAAGACCGCCGGGACCCCGACCGTGCTGACCGACAACGGCTTCATGGTCTTGTCACTCGACGGCACTCTGGAGGACCAGGTCGCCACGCTCTACCAGGACGAGCTGCCGTTCGACATCGACAACCTTTTGCAGCTCGACATCTGGGCCAAGCTCTCGACGGCCTCGCTCCACGCGGCCATCAGTTGCGCCTTCGGCCTAATTTCGGCCCACAACGACGACCTCGACCTGGTCGCTGCGGCGGCCATGTTCCGCTGCTACGGCTCCAACGCCGTCGTTGTGGAGACCGACGACGGGACGAACAACAACGACGACGTGGCCAGCGGCCAGACGCTCAAGACGTCGGTCAAGCGGTTCACGATCGACTTCGCGAGCGGCGTGAAGGCCGTCGTGCCGCCGCCGAGCGTCGGGGGGAAGGCCAACGTGCTCTTCTCGGCCGACGACGACCGGTTCAACCTCCGCCAGGCCGCACGGGCCACGCGGTTCGATATGTCGAACTACAGCAGCAACCTCCAGTTGTTCGCCCAGATCCAAAAGGGCGCGGCCTCCAGCGTGATCGCCGCCGACGTCTCGGCGTCGCTGTCAATCCAGCGGTTCCGCGTCAAGTGGAAGACCGACTGAGCGGGCCCCGGAAATCGGGGAGCGGGATCCCTAGCCCCTAGCCCCTAACCCTTAACCCCTAGCCCTTCATGTCGGTAACGAGTCTAAAAACCCTGCGCGCCCAAATCGCCGAGAGTGGTTCTACGCTCGGCAACACGGGCCACTTCAGCGAGTCGGTCACCTTCCGGCCGGCCTCCGGACCGGAGCGGACGATCGCCGCCGCCTGCGTTTATAACCGCGACGACGACGTCTACGAAGAGGTCTCGGAGCGGGAAGAGGAAGAGCTGACCGTACAGGTCCCGCAGAGCGAGACCTGCACGCGGGGCGGCATCGCCACGCCGGAGATCGGCGACTCACTCCTGCGCGAGTCCGATCCGCCCGACGCGCCGTGGTCGTTCCACCGCGTCTCGAAGGATCTCGGACACTCGTGGGTGTTGGTCTTCCGCCGGCGACGGCCGCGACGTTACGGACCGATGCAACAGTAGAGAGAGGACAGTGGACAGTGGACCGAGGCACCGGCGTCATCACGAAACCGATTTTGGGGCTCGAACGGCTCGTCGCCGAATCGACGGCTTTTCAGCGCCGCCGGAAGGTTTCGGGCGACGTCGAGGCCCGCCGACACATTCACCTGTTCGATTACTCAGACGATCCCAACACACTGTCGCACGCTCGGCCGTTTGCCGCGATCTGGCCGGCCGACCCGGTGATACTGAGCATGATCGCCGGCGGGACGCGGAACTGGATGATCGCCGCCGGCGACCTGGTCCTGGTCCTGACCGACAGCGACAACTACCCGGGCCGCGAAAACCGCCGGAAGTCGGGGCTCGACTTCGCCGGCTTCGTCGAGACGGTGATCCGCGACGTCCGGAACAACGCCGGCCGCGACGACCGGCTCGACGTCCGCGGCCTCGACCCGATCGTCTTCGCCCACTCGGCCGAGCGGGACGCCCCCACGGCGGGCGAGTTTTGGCAGGCGGCCTTTCAGGTCCATTGGGGGCTGGGGAGGTAAACCAAGTGAATGATACCCGTTTACGTCACGCTCGAATTTTCCGGACTCGCCTCGATTTCCAAGCGGAAGTCGAAGGAGATCACGCGACGGGCCCATCGGGTCCAGGCCCTCTACTGGCACCGGAAGATGGTCGACTACCACTTCCACGCGTCGGCCAGGTACCGCTACGGGTACCGGCGTCGCACGCGACGGTACTCCGAGAGAAAGCGGCGGATGGCCAAGCGGGGCCGGGTCGCCGAGGGCGGCACTCGCGACCTGGTCTTCACCGGCCTGACGCGGGCCAAAATGTTACGGCCGCCGCACGTTCAAGCTTTTCCGACCCGAGCCAAACTCACCTACGCCACGCCGAGCTGCGTCTCGATGCGCTACAAGCCGGGGCGGCCTCAGATGGGCAAAGAATTGACGGCCGTGGTGCCGTCCGAGGTACGCACGCTCGAGCAGGTCATAAGCCGCGAGGTCGATCGATCGTTGCGAGAGTGGCCCGTGCCCACGAAGGTCGTAAAACTACCCTAACTTAGGAGGCTCCCATGGGCAGCACCAACGAGTACTATTTGCATGGCATCTATCTGCCGGCCGGGACCTGGATCTCCTCGTTGCAGGACACGACGCCGAAGGCAGCCGTCCAGCACATCACCGAGTACTCCCCCAGCGCCGTGGTGCCGAGCTTCCGCGGCGGATATGGCGCGCGGCCCGAGGTCAGCTTCACCACGCCGCAGATCAAGACGATCCTCGACACCTGCGGCATGGCCGGCGCCGACCTCTCGGGCGGCAACGTCGACCTCTACTACAAGCGCGCGACGAACCTGGGGACCCGCGAGGCGATCGCCGACCTGGACCACCTCCGCATTCGCTGCGTCCGCTCGATGCTCGTGTGGGATCGGATTTCGGCCCGCCAGGATCAACTGGCGACGATCTCCTGCCGCTTGGTCCCGACCTACGACGGCACCAACGCGCCGCTCACGCCGGCCGGCGGCGTCGCCGTTCCCGCGGAAATCAAGACGGCCGACTTCTTTACGATGGGCTCGGTCGCCATCAATACGACCAACGTCGACGGCGCGCTGGAGTGGGACCTCAACCTCAACCCCACGTACAAGGAGCAGGCCAGTGAGGGGGAGCCCTACCTGTCCTATTTCGGCGTCGCTCGCCACGATCCCGTCCTGACCGTCACGCCCGAGGACCTCGGCTACTGGGCGACGATCGACGTCACAGGTCTGACGCTGACCGCGCTGACGGCCTATCTCCGCAAACTCGACGCCGACGGCGTCGGCCCGCTGTCGGACGCCACGGCCGAGCACATTAAATTTACCGCCGCCGACAATCCGTGCGGCCTGGCCACGCTCGACGACACGAGCGGCGGCGTCGACGACACGGGCAACGTCCCGATCCGCTGCGGCCTGCGGATCTCTGACGTAACGAGTGCCCACCCGCTCGGCGTCAGCACGACCTCGGCCATCACGTAGCAACTCTGGAGGATCCACCGTGACTGTCCGAGAACGCGACGAACTCCGGCGCGAATGGAACAAGGGCGTGGTGAACGCCGCGATCGCCATCGTCGTGACGATCGTGCTCCAGTCGGCCGCCCTGTTATGGTGGGGCGGCGCGATGAGCGCCCGAATGAACAACGTCGAGCAGCGGGCCGCCCAGATCGACGCGCGGGTCCGGGACCTCGAACTCAAGTAGGAGACGACCGAATGACAGGATCTACAACGATCCTGTTATCCAGTCCAACAAACGAAAGGAAAGACATGGATTTTCCACGACTGGTCGCCTGGATCAAGAACGTCCCCGGCTACGACGCCAAGGCGCCCCAGGTCCTCGGCCACGACGCCAAGGGCAACCTGGCCTGGTTGGTCGCTACCCCGGCTGCCAAGAAGCAGGTTCGCGAGCCGCCGGCGGCCAAGAAGCCGGCCTGACCCCTGACCTATTTCGCACGAAATAATCCCGAGGGAGGCCGACCCATGGCCCCGCCAATCTACTTTCTGCCTCACCTGACGCGCGACGAACTCGCGCCGGGCGAGCAGCTCAATCGCGAGGTCCTCGCGCGATTCGGCCTCGACGCCGCGCTGGCCGACTGCGACGACGTCCGCCGCGACTGCGCGATGTTTGAATTGTCCGGGGCCAGCCCGGGCGGTCTGCCCGGCTGCCTCTTGATGGCCGTGCCCGTCGACGGCAGCCTGCCGCACCGGGTCGGCTACTACCCGATCGAAAAGGGCGGCCGGCAGCAATGGCAGCAGATGGTCGCCGGCGAGAAGCCCGTCTGGGTTGGCACCGATCCCGACCAGCCGCCGACGCCGGCCGACCTGGTCCGCCGCAAAACCGTGGAGGGATATCGGCTCGACCTGGCCGGCGGACGCTGGATCGTCCCCGTGATCCGCGACCCGCTGGGCCACAGCGGGCTGCCGGCGAGGTGGACCTACCAGGGCGACCAGGTCGTCGAGAAAATCCGCGACGAGTACCAGGCCCTCTGGGACGATCATGCCGAGATCGCCGCGAAATTCTACGAGCCGACCGGGCCGCCGGGGATTGAGATGGATCGGACCGCCGCCACCGAGGCCTGCCTGCGGGTCCTGGCCGTCAACTACCGGGTCGGCCGGATCGAGCAGGACCTCTTGGGCCTGGTCGACAGCGAGACGTGGCTCACAATCCTCGGCGCCTCGGTCGACCTGCCGTTGTTTGGCGAGTTGTTTGCCGAGGTCCAGGAGAAAAAAAAACGGCTCGCCGAAAGCGTGACCCCGCCGTCGGCCTCCGAATCGACCGCTACCTCGCCTGGGTCGCCGGACTCCTGCCCCGGCACCGACCCAGCCGCGGAGAACTCGCCGCCGCCGCACGAGGCTGGGGCGTCCCCAAGCATCAGACCACCAACTACTACGTGATTAAATAAGTAAGAGGACAGAGGACTGTCCTCTGCCGACTACCATCATGGCCGTCAAGCAGACATTCACGTCCGATACCGCGCAGCTCGAAAAGGCGATGGCCAAGATCGAGCGGATGAACACGCGGCTGATCGAGCAGAACCGGAAGCTGGCCGCCGGCAGCCGGCAGGCCTCACACAAGGCCCGCTCGGGCTTCGGCGGCTGGATCAAGGGACTCGCGGGCGTCGCGGCCGGCTACCTGTCGGTCCGGATGGCCATCCAGGCCGTGATCCGAACGATCGAGGACAAGGAGCAGCGTCAGCGGGAGGCCAGGGACTACTCAATCACCGTCGCCGAGGCCCAGGCGATGGCGATCCGCAACCTGGGCAACGTCAGCGGCGAGGCCGTCGACGATTTTACGCGACGGATGGAGAAGCTGGCCAAGGAGACGAAGCCCGCCGGCGGCCTGGCGACGATCTACCAGGCCGCCAGCACGGGACTCTCCAGCAGCGGCGCCGACGTCGACCTGACCGAGCGGGCCGTCCGCGCGGCGGCCAAAATCTCGCCCGAGTCGGCCGAGGGAATCGACCGCCTCACCCAGGCCCTGTTGCATCTGAACAAGGCCACGGGCACCCGCGACGCCGAGAAGAACCTCGGGTTCCTGCTCAGCATCGGCCAACAGGCCGCGGTGACCGATCCGGCCAAGATCGCCCAGCACCTGGTCCCCGGCGTGATCGGCACGTCAAAGTACGGTGGTACGGCGACGGAGTCGGGGGCGATCCTGGCGGCGATCACCCAGTACATGGGCGACCGCGAAGGCCGCAAGTCGGCCACGGCCGGCCGCAACCTGGCCAAGCAGCTCGCCGAGTTCCTGCCCGAGGAGACAACGTACAAGTACGAAAAGGACCGCCGCGGCCGCGCCCGGAAGGTCGTCGACGTCGAGGGGACGGGCCTGAAATCGACGATGGATCGGATCAAGTACCTGCAGGAGCATCCCCAGGCGAGGACTCAGTTCTTGAGCGGCGCGAGCTTTTCGAGCCACGCCGACGCCCCGGTCAAAATGCTCCTGGGCGAGATGGGGCTTGGCCAGGCCGACCCGTTGGAAAAAATCCTCGGCGCCATGCCCTCGCCCGACGAGTACTCCGCGCAGTTCCGCCAGCAGGCGGCAAACCTCGCGCGCCCCAGTGAACAGACGGTGGCCGCCGGCCAGCGGGGCATCGACACCACGGTCGAGGAACTCCAGCGGTCGATCGGCGGAATGCGGGACCAGCTCGCCGGCCTCTACTCCGACGAGAACATGGTCAAGGTCCTGCGTGCCTCCGGCGCCGGATGGTGGTCGACGTTCGGCTCCGAACGAATGCACGAGATGAAAAATCTCCAAGGCAAAGGGGCCGGGGAGTATCAAATGCAAGTCGACCTCCGCCGGGCAAGGCTCCAAGCGCAAGGGACCCCCGAAAGTATTCAGCAGGCACAGATCCTCAAAGAACACCTGGCCGATGTCGCCCGCCAAGAGAATGAACTAAAAAATGCGATCCGAGAGCAGACCGAGCAAGTGACCGAACTGTTGCGCGACGCGAACCGGACGGCCAAGCGGCCCCAACCGGCCGCCGTCGGTGCGAACATCCACCAGCACGAAGAGACCGGGGCCTTTTAGCCACCCATGGCCACGAACAGTATCGGCGATTTTGAGTTTCTTGCACTGACCGGGCATCCGCTCCGCGCCGACGACGATCAGGTGGTCGTCAAGTCGCGGCCGGGCGTCGACGGCGTGGTGCTCTGGCTCAAAGGACAGCGGGGCCGGCCGTTTCGGCTCCGGTCGGCCGTCGACGCGCCGACGTTTACTTACGCGCGATGGCTCTACGGCCGGTACCTGACCCTGAAAGACCACGATCCGGTCCCGCTGGTCTGGGGCGGGATCAATATGCAGCAGGAGGGATTTAAGGTCGCGGTCGTCGAGGTCGAGCCGGTCGAGGTCGGCGCGATGATGGCGTCCGCCGGCGGCAACAACCCACCCAGCTACGGCTGGGCCGAGTTCGACTGGACCCTGGTCGCGATCGCCGATACCTAACACCACCACCACGAGGACAACACCATGGACAGCGTGATCAATGCAACGATGGGTTTCAAGTGTACCGTCGTCGAGACGTTCGACGAGGACGATTTTCCGGCCGGCAGCGATCGGTCGGTCACCCTCTCGGCCTTCAACGCCACGAAGACGCTCAACGCCGACAGCACGCCGCCGGGCACGATGGTCTACGCCAAAAAACTCAGCGGCAACCAGAACCTCGACTTTACCGCCCTGGTGAAAGACCTCGGCGGGACGATCGACTGTTCCGGGCTGAAGCTCCAGGGGATCTTGCTGAATAACCTCTCCAGTGCCAACGCGGTGACGTGGGCAGACGGCGGCGCGAACCCCTACAGCGTCAACGGCGGCGCGAACAAGGTCGTTCCGGCCGGCGGGAAGTGGCAGGAATTTTTCAACGACAAGCTCGACGACGTGGCGGCCGGCGCGAAGGCCGTCGCCATCACGGCGACGGATAGTTACGAGCTGATCCTAGTGTTCGGGTAAACCATGGCCAACATCTACTCCGTTTGCCAACACGTCCACCAGGCCGGCGCAAAAAGCTCCTACGCGCATCAGGCCGGCCGGCGGCATCCCGATCACCAGCACGCGTATCAGGCGGGCCAGATTCGAGTCGCCCTATCCCCACGGCGAATCCGTACAACCTAGCGAGACACACGATGGACATCAATCGCTATGAACTCCTGGAAAGCTGCGGCGTCACCTACATGGCCCGGATCGTCGGCGACGACGGCACGCTCGTCAACCAGGCGACTTTCGCCGGCGGCGGATCGATCACCTACAAGGTCTTCGACACCGACGCGGGCAACGCCGAGACAGGCAGCGGGACGCTGACCGTTGCGGACGTCGTCTACAACGCGGCCCAGGACGACGCCGCGTGGCCCTACGACGACGGCTACAACGTCCGCTACGTCCTGCCGGCGAGTTGTTTTCCGACCGGCAGCCACCTCTACCGCGTCGAACTGATCTACACGCCGGGAACCGGCGAACGGTTCGCCGACGCCTTCGATCTGTTCGCCCTAAATTTACTGAGTTACTAGGGGACTCGGGACATGGTCGCGATCGTCACCAGCACCGACACCCGCCGCTCGGCCGTCGCGCCGACCGTGCAACTCAAGTCGAGCTGGATCGACGAGTGGGAGACGATCGAGGGGCTCCACTGTAATTGGCTCGCGTTGGGGGCCGGGCCGGTCGTCGCGTCGGCCGGGTTCGTCTGGGACTACGGCTACGGGATGCGCCAGGGAGACACCGGCTACGGGACCGTTTCGCCGCTGGACCCGCTCGACGGCCGGCGCTGGGTCCGCGTGGAGGTCCCGCAGCACGGCGACGAGGACCCGCTCGTCTGGATCGGCTGGATCACCGAGGCGGCCCGCCAGGTAGAGGGAGCAAGACTCGACGGCGACGGGGCCCGCATCCCCGGCGGCAGTGAGGACCTCGTGGCCTACGGCCCGCTGATCCTGCTCGACCAGGACAAGATCACCACGAGTTACTACCGCCAGGAGACGGGCGAATCGGCGATGGTCCCGAGGGGACTGGCGTTCAATCGCAAAAATCACTCGGCCGACAACGGCAACCGGTCCGACGTCGAGGGCGCCGACGGCAAGTACCTGTTTACCCACGATCCGGCCGCCGGCCAGCCCTGGTCGACGCGCACGATCTGCGAGTATCTCCTGTTCTATCACGCCACGGCCGATCCGTTCGACGGCCGGACGATCCCGTTCGAGGTCCACCCCGACGCGCTCGAGTACCTGCCGACCTGGGACGCCCCGCGCCTGCCGACCGAGAGCCGGACGCCCAAGCAGATCCTCGACGCCCTGCTCGGTCGACGGCGGCTGCTGGGCTACACGATCGAAGTGTTCGAAGCGGCGATCGACCGGGTGCGGATCCGGCCGTTTACCTTCGCCGACGTCGACGTCGACGTGCCCGGCTCGGAAGCAACCGTGCCGGCAAACGCCTCGCAGAAATCGCTCGACTTCGACCGGGCCATAAATATCGAGCGGGCCGTCGTCAAGAAGTCGGCCGTGCAGACCTACGACCAGGTGGTCGTGCGCGGCGCGGAGGTGTTGTGTTGCGGGACAATCTCCGCCGTTGAGGAGACAATCGCGGCCGGCTGGAGCGACGACTTGGAGGCCGACTACGAGACGGCCGCCAGCACGAGCGACGGCTACGCCGACTTGTCGACCGACGAGAAGGAGGCCCGCAACACCGCCTACCGCCAGTCGGACAAGTTCGCCCGGGTATTTTCCTACTTTTCCTTGCCTGCCGACTGGGACGGACTGGTGGGCGACGGCGAGGACGAGGAGGACCCGGCGGACCTGTTCCCTTTCGAGGACCTCGACGTCGACGCCGACGAGACGACCGTCTGGTATCTGCCCGAGCTGCGGTTCGAGGCCTCGCTGCCGCTTAAGACGGACCACGACTATTCGGGGACCCGCATCACGCCGGGCGAGGGCGAGGACGGCATCGGAGACAATACACCCACGGGAGAGAGTTGGGAGTACGTGCGGCCGCTGGTCTTTTTGAAGCTCCTCGACGCCCCGCCCGCCGCCGACGGCGACGAGGCCTACGGCCAGGTCGACATGCTGGCGGTCGGGTCGATCGAGGGGACCGGCGACGGCGGCGGCCGCGACTGGGCCTGCGAGGTCCGCGTCCAGGAGGACGCGCCCGGTCTGGTGCTGCGGGTCACCGGGAGCGCTCCGCAGCACGCGATCGCCTACGGCGGCTTCACGCCCTGCGGCGACGAGGACGATTACCCGGCGGGGGAACTCGACTGGGAGGACAACCTCGTGGCGACGATCGCCATGCGGGCCGATTACCGGTGCGAGGCCAGGCATCCGGCCGACGTGCCCCCGGCGCTCGACATGGTCCGCCGCCTGTGGATCGAGGCGGGCGACCGGTACCAGGTCCACTACGTCGCCCCCCACACGGTCGTCGACGTCGACGACCAGGGCCAGCTCGTCCGGACCGACACCGGCGGCTTCGTCCGCGACGACCGCGACTACCTGATGGATCTCGCCCGGGTGGCCTACGAGTGGTACGGCGTCGAGCGGCAGGCGCTCGCACTCCAGTGGCTCGGGGCCGACATCGCCGGACGGTTTGCCGTCGGCGACCTCGTCACCACGATCGGCGCCGACGAGACGGAAGAGGACATCCGGACGGTGATTACCCAGGTCCGGATCGACTTCGCCGAGAGCGACGATCAGACCCACCAGACGAGCATCCAGACCCAATGGGCGGAGCTTGACGTCTTGCAACTTTGACGGAGACACGGCATGGCCAGCCAGGCCTGGTACCGAGACACGACGGCCGCAATCGCTCGGATCTTCCGGCGGATCGACCAGATCGGTGCGCGGATGGCCCGGCCGCGGCGGCGGGACCAGATGCGTCTGGCGATCACCGTCCGCGATCCCGAAAACGACAGTTACCCGACCGAGGGCGAGGACCCCGACACCTATTTTATCGTCTTCATTGACGGGTCCTTTCCCACGGGCGTCGACGGGCTGCAGCCCCACACGCTCCGCTATCGTCAAGAACTCGACGAGGCCAAGACGACCGCCCACTCGATCGGCGACGAGTACGTGCCGCTGTATTCGTTGATCCGCGTCAGTATCCACAACGGCCAGTGGTGGTTCGATCGGGGCGGCTCGACGCAGACGATCTCGTCGAGCGGCAGCGGAAGTGGAAGCAGCGGCAGCGGAAGTGGAAGCAGCGGCAGCGGATCGTCCTCGGCCGAGACGCCCTCGACCGGATCGTCTTCGGCCGGCGAGACGTGTGTCACGATCCCCGGCGTCGATCTCGAAAGCCTGCCCGTGGCCGACGATCCGCCGCTGCTGTTGGGGATCGACGCCAACGGCTGCCTCGTCGCGGTGGTCAATTGCTGTATCGCCGACAGTAGCAGTGGAGAATGACAGTGGACAGAGGAGAGAGGACAGTGGACCAGAACCCCGAGCGAGTCCGTGTGCTCGGCCTGTCGATCGGGCTGTTCGCCAATCTCAACGCCTTGGTCGACGCGTGGCACTGGCACGACGAGCGGGGCAATCGGGTCCTGGTCGACTGGCGGCGATTGCCCGGCGGCTACAAGAACACGGCCGCCGAGGACCCCTTCGACACGCTTTTTTATCGCGATCACAACGAGGCGTACGACGACGAGTCGATCCCCGTCTTCGTCCGGCGGCGGTCGATCACCGCGCCGCTGGGACCGGTCCGCCGGCGGACGGTCCGCGAGTACCTGCGGGCCCCCGAGCGGCGGCCCGTCCTGATGCGCCCGCCGCCCGATCGCGACCTGGTCCGCAACGTCCTCGACCGCCACCTCCAACTGCGGCCAAAAATCTCCGAAGCGGCCGAGGATTTTTGTCTGCCGGCCGATTGCGTGGGCCTGCACATTCGCGGCCCGGGCAAGCACGACACGGGCGTCGGCTATATGTGGCGAGTCTGGGGCATCGACGGCCCGCCCTACGGCCGCTACTTTCGCCTGCTCGATCGCGTAGACTGGAACCATATTCTGCTGGCGACCGACAGCGGCGAGGTCCGCCGCAAGGTCGTCGCCCGCTACGGCCGGCGGGTGACCTATCAAGAGATTCCGCTGAGCGACGCCGGCGAGGACTATCACGGCGGAACGCCGGGCGCCGGCGGTCGCGACCTGTTGCGAGGGGCGATGATCGACGTGCTGCTGTTGGCCCGATGCCGCGCCGTGATCCACGGCAACAGTAACTTAAGCAATTTTTTGCTGGGCTACGCGCCCGACTTGCCGGCCCACGACATCTACGCGGAGTTCTATGCCCGATGCTGACCGTCCGTGAATTTCTGAGCGACCTGCGAAAGGCCCGGGGCCTCGGCGACGCCGTGGCCGCGACGACCCGGGCGATCGGTATCAGACCGTGCGCCGGCTGCAAACACCGGCAAACGATACTCAACAAGCGCTTCCCCATTTCCCGGCCCCGAGCCCCCAAGTCCCCAACATGATTTACGTGATCGGCTATCCCGGACACGTCGGCGGCGCCTCGACGGAGCTGTGGCACACGCTCCGTCTCTGGCGAGGTGCGGGCCTGGAGGTGACGCTCGTGAATACGTGGGGCGAGCCGCCGGCCGACTGGCGATGGTGCGTAGACCGCCTCGGCTGCCGGACGGAGATCGTCCACCAGCCGACCGAGCAAAAGCCCCGGCCGACACTGGCCGAGCAGCTCGCCCGCGTCGACGGCCTGGCCGGCGCGACGGTGGTCAGTTTTTGCAACGACTTTTTTCTCGTCAACTCCGATCTCTTCCGCCGGATCGGCTGCAAGGTGGTGTGGGTCAACTGTATGAACTGGCTCTTCGGCCACGAAAAGCGGGTCTACGCCGTCCACGGCCCGTTTGATGCCTACGTCTGCCAATCGCAATATCAACTCGGCGTCCTCGGCCCGCAACTGGCCAAGTACGGTGTCGGTGCCGAGCAACTCCACCATATCCCCGGCGCGTTCGACCCGGGCGAGTTTCGTTTCAACCCGCGACCGCACGCCGGCGAGGAGTTTGTCTTCGGCCGGTTGTCGCGGCAGGCCCCCGACAAGTTCTCGACGAGGACGTGGCCGATCCTCGACCGCGTGAATTTTCCGAAGAAGCGGTATCGAATCCTCGGCTGGGACCCGGTCATTGCCAACACGATCGGCCGGCCGCCCGAGTGGGCCGAGTGTCTGCCGGCCGGCCACGAGACGGCCGCCGAATTTCTGGGCTCGCTGCACGCGATGTGCCAGCTCAACGGATCGGCCGTCGAGAACTGGCCGCGGGTCGGTCTGGAGGCGATGGCCGCCGGCGTGCCGATCGTGGTCGAGCGGCGCGGCGGGTGGCCCGAGATGGTCGTCCACGGCGAGACCGGCTACACGTGCGAGACCGAGGAAGAGCTGTCGTACCGTCTAGGCCGCCTGGCGTGGGACGAAGATCTCCGGCTTACGATCGCCGCCGCCGGCCGCGAGCGACTGTTGACGCTGTGTAACCCCGACGTGTTATGGCCGCGGTGGAAAACACTGTTCGACACACTGTTCGACGACGAGGTGGCCGCATGACCGAAAAACGCTGTCTCGAAATTGGCCCTGGGGCCTCGCCCGTCGATCGCACGTGGGACACGATGGATTGTGAGCGGGGGAGGGGGGGAGGAGGGGAGAGGGGGGGGAGAATT